TTTATAACATTATGTCTTGGATTGACATGGCATTTATAAACAGTATTGAGCAAGTTGCTATTTTGGTTATTAATGCGATTAGGCTTATGGCAAAAACCATTGTAGGTATTATTGGAATGTTAGCAAAAGGGATTGCTTCATTATTCTTTTTGGCAGTAAAGGGAATTGTTGGGTATTTAACACTTATACCAAAAGCAATAGCCAAAGGGCTGGGCTTCTTTAGTCGTTGGATTCCTGGCTTTCAAGCCGCTGCTGATAAAGTAAATAGTGTTGTTGATGGAATATACGGTTCACTAAATACTGGCGAAAGTGCTGTCAGTGGTGGTATTGATACAGCAGTTAATTTTGTTAATAGCAATTTTGATAAACTAGCAGACTCAATCAATAAAAAGATTGGAAGCTGGAGTGATGTAATTGCTAAATCAAACAATGCAGTTCAAGACAGGTTAAAGAAAGAAACAGGTGCGGAGATCAAAGCGCTGTTTAATGGCATTCTACCAGAAGGAGCCGGTAAGGGGCTGCGAGAAGCAGTCGCAAAACTTATAAAGCAAGCATTTGCCAACCCTGCAGCTGCAGAAGCCGCTGGTCAAGCGCTTCAAGATGGTCTAGCAAAACTTAAAGATGCAAAAATTAAAGCAACGATTGAATTTAACAATAGTGCTCTTGACGCTGTATCTGGAAAACTTGGTGAAGCAGTCAATAAGATTAAGAGCGAATTAACTGAGCAATTAAACGCTCAAAAAGATGCTTCCCTTAAAGTATTTGATGATCAAATAGAAGCAATCAATGCACTTGCTGAAGCAGAAACGCAATTAACAGCAACTGAATCATACGAAACAAGCAGAAGAAGAATGATTCGTGATAACGAATTGCGTAGACAGAACAATCGTAAAGATAGATCACTTGCTATTTATGAAGGAAGAGTTGATGATGCAAGAAGTCTTGATCTTCAGGAACTCAAAGACACTCAAGATTTTAATGATCAAATTACAGAACTTGATGGCGGTAGAGCAAAAGAGCTTCAATCAATTAATCGTAGTAACGCAATTGATATTATCAAAGCCCAAAGAGAAACTGCTGCAAAACAATTTGATCAGGCAATAAAAGACTTTGAAAAATATTCTGAAAAATTACTTGAGAACGGAACATTCACAGAAGCGCAATTTAGGGAGCAAGTTGACAAGATGCTCACGAAGGCGGGCACGACAAGCACTGGTATTCAAACAAGTTTTACCGAGTTGTTCACAGCCCTTCCTACAAAGATTCAAACAGGAATGGATCCTCTTACTGCAGAAGCAGGTTTCTTTACAGCAGGAATGGAGAAGTTAAGAGCAACTGCTGGTACAAAGTTTGGCCTAACAACGGGGGTCGCTGATCCTAATTCAATCCTTGGAATCACAACAGGAATGCTTGGAGGAATTGGGTCAAGTGTATCAACAGCATTCGCACCGGGTGGTCCAATTCAAACTTCTTATGGAACAGGTCTTGATGCTGTAAATACATATGTCAAGGGCAAGACAACGGGTGAGGGTCCGGAAACAACATCCTCAATATTTAAACAAGCAATTACTGATGCTGCTCAAAAGATGGTTGATGAAGCAAAGAGTAAAGAAGCAAGTGTCGCTGCTGGTGCTGCAAGAATGGTCACTGCCATTAATACTGAACTTGCAAAAATTCAAAAGGATTCTCTCTCAAAGGCTCTCGCAGAAGCAGGGGCCGCCGCTGTTGCTACAATGAAGAAAGCAATTGCTGATGCGCAAGCAGTAGCAGATGCTGCCGCTGGCGAAATTATAGCTCCTTTAAAAATGGTACAAAAGATAATGAATGAAGGTTCTGGTTATCGAGGTGACGATGGTGCTCATGTTCAATCCACCCTCACACGAGCTTTCCAATATGCAGTGGACAATCCTAATATGAGTGCATCAGGTAGTTTTGAAGCGTTCTTGAAAGCAAATCCAATACTTTCAACTGGACCAAATAAAGGAAGTTTGGATACGATTCGGAGAATGTATACAAGGGGTGCTACTGGATATGAAGATATGAATGATAGTAAATTTAGAATCCGGTTTAATGGTGGCCCTATTCCTTATGCAAATGGTGGAAAAACGAAATACGGTATGGGTGGAATGATGATGTACGGAGAAGGCGGTCCTACATTTGGTCCAATGAATATGGGAATTCCAGCAACACTTCATGGTGGAGAATTTGTAATCAGAAAGAAGGCTGTTGATAAGTATGGCTTGGACATGCTTAACCAAATGAACAAGGGAATTTATGCTCCAAAGGTCCCTTCCCTTAATATCCCAATGGCTAACTATTCCAAGATTGCAAATGCTGGTTCGTCACAACAGATTTCAACCTCAGAATCAAATCATAACTACAACTTCTTTGTTGACAACTTCATTGGTGAAACTGAATGGTTCAACACAATGATGAAGGAATACAATGTCAAGGTTGTTCCTGCCAATCAAAAGCAGGCTGGGCTTGAATCAAGAGTCGTAAAATCCTATAATGGTATTAACAGAGGAATGTAATGGCAGTAATCAGTTTTTTATCACTTAATGGACAAGAGTTAACAGAACAGGGTCGCACAATAAGCGACTCTATTGTTCTAAATGCATCTGATATTGAATTAGATGAGGGTATGCGTAAAAGATATGTCAAAGATAGCAAGAGAAAGTTCTCATTTAAATGGGAATGGCTACCGTCTCTAGATGCTCACACTATTGATAACCGCAAAGCTAGAGACTATATAAAAAATTTAGCATTAACTACAAGAGTTAAAATACCAATGTTAATTAAACTTGATCCATTAAAAGCGGCTGAGTCTATATATGTCTATATTGAAGATTACTCAGAAGATTTGATAAGAAGAGATATTATATCTGGGTGTGATTACTATTCAGTTAGTTTAAGTGTTGAGGAAGCATAATGGCTGATGGAGATCCACTACAGCAGATAAATGAACAACTTTCTGGTATTCGTTTTTTTAATGGAACACCATTAATTGGGATTAGTTGTGCATTAACCATTGAATCAGATTTGATTGTTCAAGCTGGTCAATTTCGTGGCATAACAATAGATTCTCAATCAGGATCCGCAGATGTCACGGTGGTTGGAAGGAAAATCATTGGCGCTGTGGCATTACTGGATGCTACAGCAATAACAATAAGCGCAAGCGCAAGGGGTATGACATCTCTAGCTTACCTTGAAGGCTCCGCCACGGTGGAGAGCGGCTCCTTGAAAGTATCTATGGCTTCTTCGTCACTAAGCAGTGAAGCTGATACATCATTTACCGCAATAAGAATAAAATTTGGTTCAAGCACTCAATCTGGAGAGTCAGATGTAAGCATTAGCGGTAAGAATATAAGAGTATCTCAATCATCATTAAGTCAATTATTAACAATAACTATGAGTGATGTTGGAATTATTCGTGTTCTCAATGTGCCAGCCTTATCATCCTCTGTAACACTACTCATAGCCGATCTCCTGCGTTTTACACCGACTTCTCGCACTCCTGGGTCAATTGTCTCTTTATTACTATTAGACGGCCAACCACTGTCTGCGCAGAACCGCAAATACAGTAATTCAAATAAACCAATTTATGTTGAAAAGAAAAACTGGAACGCTTCTAAGTCTAGATATTATAAAAATAAAGATAAGTCGGGAAGAATGAGTTTCAAACTTTCTTGGGATTGGCTACCATCTGAGAGGGAAGACACTGTTGATAAGCGTTTTGCTCGTAACTTTATAAAAGATAAGTCAATTGATCCCGATATGCACACGCTAACTGTCTTATCTTACGGGGTTGATCCAGAAGATATTTTGCAAGAAACACAGTATAATGTATTTATTACTGGATATGACGAAAGCCTAATCAGAAGAGACTTGCAATCAAATATTTACTTTTGGAATTGCAGTTTGGATTTAGAGGAAGTTTAATGTTAACAAAAGATATTTACGGCAAAACTTTGTCATCCTCATTCCAAACAGCTACTAATGCTTATTCTCAAAAAGTAAAACCAAAAGTTGTAATAACATTCCTTGATAGCAGACATATTGATAACTTAACAATTGCCACAAATGACTCATACGCAATCACATCTAAGGGGACAAGAGATGAGCAATTGGCGGGCAACTCAATGCTTGCTGGTTATTTCTTCACCCCTAATCAAGCAATGAACGGTATTCAGCGTGAAACTTTCTCATGGGCAATCGCTAATGATAAAGATGTATATGGCAAGACTATTCGTGCTGATGGCACTTGGTACACAATGCCTTCCACTCTGGAAGATAACTATGAATTCGGGTGGAGGTCTAATGCAGTATCCACTTCCAACGCCTATGTTGATGGGGGTTATTCATTTGCAACAAGTCCTTATGTGGAATACTCTTTTACGCAAAGAAAAGTTAATAAAGTAAGAATTTTTACATCTGAATTCTCTGGAAAAATAAGTTGCTACAAAGTTGATTTCTACAACAGCACTTATTCATTATTCCACACATCCAATGGTGTAATTGGTAAAGATGAATACTACCAAGATCATATCGTGCCAAGCTCTGCTGTTACTGATATGGTTAATAAAATAAGAGTAACTATATACAGTACTCAAAACCCGTTAGATCATGCAAGAATTAACGAAGCGGCTCCTTTATATGAAGTAGATGTGACTGATTATGTTATTAATCATTCAATTGACAGAACAGGTGAACTCTGGGAAAACTCAATTCCCATTGCCGGAACTGGATCCTCATCGGCTTCTATTTCTCTAGACAATACATCTAGAGATTTCAATCCGTTTAATCCAGATTCTTTGTATGGAAAATACATGAAGAAAGATTTGAAGGTCAATATCTATAATGGATGGAGGGTGCTGAAGACAGATGAACTGGAAATAACAAATGAATTGAAGCTTGCTATGAATACATCTGTTTCAACAATGACACTGAGTGATGCATCTTTCTTCCCTAACGGTGATTCAAATAATACATTTACAGTAGTAATTGATCCAAGCACTGCTGACAGAGAAGTTGTCTTATGCTCAACTAGAACCGACAAGGTTATTACAATATTACAGCGTGGATATGCGGGGACTGATGCAAAAACTCATGCATTAAACGCTGTTGTTTCTTTTGACCCCTATGAGTATGTAAATGGTGGAGAGTTTTATATTGATGAGTGGTCTGGCGGAAGTGGAATGGATGTCTCTGTTCGCTGTCTAGATAAAACCAAATTCCTAACGGAAAAGCAAATTACTACTGGATTCTATTTGCAAAATTTAACAGTCGGTGATGCTATTGAAAACCTATTAATGCAAACAAACATTTCTAAAAACGAGTTTACGCAGATCATCCCCTATTCCCTCTACAGCAATAAAAATGCAATAGCCTCATACTCGTTCGCCTCACCAATATCAAGAGATGAAGCTGCCGTTACTCCGGGGAATGGGTTGAGGGCTAGAATATGGAAAATTGAATCTGGAAAGGAGAACGAGGTTAAGGATATTAAAGCGGATGCTTTGGATGTCCAACTATCAGATTACGACAAAGCGATGGGGGCGAAAGCATATATACCGCCTTCTTATATAAGTTACTCAACAGTTGACACATCAGTAAATGGATTTTCATCCAACACATCGTTGGCTGTTAATATAAGTAATTTTTCATTTACAAAAAGTGGTGATACTTATAGTGAATACTACAATGGCGTTATTGATGGCTATTACATTCCAACAACAAGTGGTGATCAATCGTTTCAATTATCAACGACTAGTTCTGGTGTAAGAATGTTCTTAGACGACACAATTATTATTAATTATTGGAACAATTCGGCACCGACATCATCAGCAAGATTGCTGACTTCATATGATTATATGGGAAGATATCTAAACCTTGATGCCAATGTGCCTTATAAGGTTAGAATTGAATTCTACCATTCAGAGGGGATTGTCGACTCAGGGTTTGCATTCTCTTTAGATTTTCAACATAAAATGTCTGGCGGGTCTTATGCAAATGTCACCTCCGCTAACTGTAGAACAGTGGTGGCAGAGGATTCATCTGGTTCTCGGAATGTGACCTTTACATCTTCTGCAAAAAATAGAAATCACTATCGCAATAATGGTCTTTATGTAAGTAGTCCAACAATAGATACCCCTTCTGGATTGGTTTCTGAACCAAATAATAAGTCAGTACTTCTGTCAACAACCTCATCAATTAAAATCCCGTATGACGAATCCTTAAACCTAGGAGATTCGACCTCTTCTCAATATACAAATGAATTTACTTATGAACTATATGTAAGATTTAACAATGGGGCATTCACTGGTGATGGTATATATCTAACTAGTAAAACATATGTGTCATCTGTCAATTATGGGTTTTCATTCTTCTACAACAGCTCTGGTCATGGTTTTGATATGCATACGGGTGGTGGAAATAAGGTAGTTAGTTCAAATGTAGGAATTAGTACTGCTAATTGGTATCACATTTGCGTCACATATAAAGATTCGGTATTAAATTACTATCACAATGGTGTTCTTGTGGATACCGAAACGGGTGTTACGGCATCAACTTTTGGGTTGGGTAATATAGATATAGGTAACTCTTCTAAAGGTTTT